CGTCTGCGTCTTGCGGCCAGCAAGCAGAGCCCGCACCATCTCAGCGTTAAAAATCATTCCGCGTTCAGTAATTTTCGTCATATCGTTACCGGGAGGGCGAACCCTCCCGCCTCCCTTAGCCCACGTATTCCGGTTTCATGTCGTCCAGAGTGATGCGGAACTGGTCATACAGTTCATCACCGAGATGGCGTTTCGCGGCGGCGAGTGTGCCTTCCGCTTTAGCAAACAACTCTTCCGCCTCCGGTTCGCCGGGGTTAGGAACGGAATTAATCGCGGCTTCAACCTTGTTTCGAGCATCTACCAGGTAGTAGCGCTTCACTGCCTTATTTTTCAATTCAGTGAACAGAGCAGTACCAAGCAAGGTTTTCTGTGACTCGATATCTGCACGGATAGCTTTGGCCTGATCAACGGAGCTTGCTGCATCAATACGATCGCGTATTTCGTCGGCAGCAGTATCAACGTTAGTTCCCGACTCCTGCGCACTGGCCGTAGCACCTACCGTGCTGGTGATCTCATTCAGCGTGATTTTTTCAGCCTGAGTGGGGTTTATTACCTTCTCTTCGCGCTCGTCAATTTCGTCGGCGGTATAGACCCCGAGGATCACATCTGGGCAGTACAGTCGCGCCCAACGTTTAACGGCGAGATAGGCCAGTTGCTGGCGGGGGTCAGTCGCCCACAGTGTAGAATTGCGGACTTGTGCCTGCGAAAGCATCAGGACAAGCTCGCGAGGTTCTGATTCCCCTTTGAGGGTTGCCCAGGCGCGAACGCCCACGCCAGCTTCATCTTTCAAATTCCAGCCCGGAGCGATGTACTTCTTGTTCTGGCTGCTTGTCTTCTCCACGAAGCGTCCGACGATATTTTCCCATGCGCCAAACCATTCAAAGTGAATACGGTCTTTTGTCGGAGCCATGGTGTTGATCACTGCATTAACGAGTTGCGCTTCATAACCAAGCACACCGGAGTTACCAACGATGAAAGTTTTTTGCGCTACAGCGAAAGGATCCATTCCCCAGCGCGCAGCCTGCATAACGACTGCCATGCAGGAATCAGGCTTGCCGCGGTAATGTTCAGGAACGAAATTACCGCTGTTTGCCATCACCTCAGAGATTTTCAGGAGGCGGTTAAATAATTCGCCATTCGTCAGAATGGAAATGTTGTCGATTTTCTGAGTCTGGTTATCAGTTGTAGTCATTATATTGGACATCGTTATTTCCCCCTTATGCCTGTACGCGCAGCGCTTCGAGACGGCGCACATCAAAATCGTTGAGTTCTTCGGCGTAGTCTTCGGTGATCGGCGCCGGCCATTCTCCAGTGTCGAAACCGTTCGCGATGGCGCGCATCGCTTTGCGGTATTCGAGCATCCCCAGCTCCAGCAATTCGGCCGATGCCTCGATGATGGCGATCCAGTGGTAGTTCTCGTCTTTGTTGACGAAAATCCAGAAGAACTGGTCAAGCGCTGCGGTTTCGCAGTACATAGCCGCGCTCAGGTGGTAATCGCGCTCAATGATTTCCCTGTGCAATTTCGCGCGCAGGCCTTCCTGCTTGATGTTCCACATGCTTATGGTTTTCAGGTCGGCACCGATACGCGGGCCGACCATGTCGATCTCAAGGTCAGGGCGCACACGAATTTCCAGCCCGGTTTCCTCATCAATACCGAAATAGCTCACCTCGACGGCTCGGCTCGGGTGCGTCAGCAACTTGCCGGCGGTCGGGTGATTAAGGAGGGCTTTCTGAATGGCTAACGCCGTAGCCAATTGCTGACGGGTAACCAGCACTTTTCCTTCCGGGTTCTCGCGCCACGCGTCCAGCAGCTCGTCGGTAAACACGGCATCCGGTTTAACCGATTTCACGGCCTGAATCAGATCCGCCTTAGTGCCAGAGACTTTCAGCGGCTGCGCCTTCTGGGCCTCCTGAGCGACCATGTCAGGATTGATAATCGCCAGTTGTTCCCACAGGGCATCACGGCTGCCGCTGGTTTTAACTGGTGCGGGCTTCTGCATTTCCTGTGCAACTAGATCCGGATTGATGATTGCCAGCGTTTCCATCAGCGTTTCCCGGCTGCCACTGGTTTTTAGCTGTGGCGGCAGGGTGGTGTTGAATTCCTTGATACAGGCTTTCATTGCAGCTGCGGTCTGTTTCTGGCCTTCTTCAATGCGCTGGAAATCAACCGGCAGAGACATGTAGCTCTGTCCTGTTTCGTTGATGTCATTCCCCAGAGAGATCTGCGCTGGCAGACTAGCGTTGTGTTCTTCAATGAGTGCTTTGATCTCATCGGTGCTGAGGGGGGCGGTCAGGCTGGCGTTGTGCGTCTCCAGCAGCGCTTTGATGTCGTCTGCACTCAACAGCGGCGGAAGCCCGGCGTTGTACTCATCGATAAAAGAGCGGATCGTTGCGGTGGTGGTGAATGCACCTTCCGGAATCTCAGGCTCGACGCTGAACTCTTTGTCCATGTCTTCAGGCTGCAGAGCCAGCGCATGCACCAGGTTACCCATATCCAGTACCGGGGATCGCACCTTCTGAATAGTTCTGGAAACGTGGCGTGCTTCGAAATACATCAGCGACACACGGGCATCTTTAACCATCGTGGAGCTGATGCCATTCGCCGCGTGATAAACCTCATTTGGCACGCCTTCATAACGTCCTGGCTCGAAATATTCTGGCCATGCTGGCGCAGCGGATACCTGTTCGGTTTCTGCGTTAACTTCTTCGACAGATTCTCCGGCAGTGCTCGCGAGCTCCTGGTCTTTCAAAACGGCGGCGGCCAGTTCAGGGCAGCGCTCGGTCATTATTTTTCGTGCGTCTACGGCATTTGTTTGCGGAGCAGCTGCATCAGCGCTTTCGCTCGTTGATACCGGGTTATCATTTTTGCCTTCGACCTCGACAGTCGTTTCCATCTGCACATTGCTGGTGGCCTCTTCATTAGTGCTCGTTGTGGCAGGAGAAGCCATCAGGCCTTCAATGGAAAACATGCCAGCGCCAAGGTTGGCGACTTGCGGTTGCTCTTTTTTCGCCAGGTCTTCAGTGACCCACTTAGGATCCGCTGGGTCGCTAATGCCCTCGACAAATTCACCACGATCAGCAGCGAGCTGGCGACCAACATCATCAGCAGAGTTACTTTCTGGCGAGTGACACGCAGCATTTACGGTTTCAGCCTTCGGTTTGTCGTGTTGAAATTCCGTCAGATTCGCGTTGATGTACGTCCGGAGGCTGGTCGGGAAATGATGGACGTCAGCATGCGCGCCGCGGATCAGCGCAAAAATAGATGCGCGGGAATAATCCAGAATACCTGAGGTGCTGCGCAGCGCTGCCGACCACTCTTTCCACGGGCTTTCTTTGGCTTTGATAATGTCTTTTGCGCGACGATGAACTGAAACCGGGAAATCGTAGATGTTGAAATCCATTGGCAGCGTGGCCAGTGCAATCTCCTGATCCAGAGTATCCAGGGTATGCTCATAATCCGGGTTGCGATCCGTAGTAATGCCGCCGCCGGCGTTGGTACCGACATCTGTACGCTGCACCGCGGTAATGCGGTTGCCAGAAACCCATTCTTTTACCAGCAGTCCGCGATCAATATGCGGGGTGTCCATCCAGGCTTTCAGGAAATTAAGCAGCAAACCAAGCTCAGTCCGCTTGTCTTCAGGGAATACCTTTTTGACGGCGTCAGTTAATTTCCAGAGGTTGGCTGTCGTAAGTTCATCGATCTCAGGGATGCTTCGTGTCGCCAGTAACAGGTTCTGGATGTAGTGGTTATCGGTATCCATTTCCAGCGCGCCAATCTGGATCCGCTGTATCCGGGTGACATGGTGAGTCATGGCATCACTGATGAATTGCGAGATAACGCGCTGCGGGCAGCGGAGCTGCGCCACCGGGTAGTGGGTGTTGTTATCGTCATCTTCAGTGATATCGATATTGTTAGCGCCGGATTGCATGCCAACAACTTCACCGGTCGTTGTATCTACACCATCCACAATGATGACTTCATCGCCAGACGTCGTTTCTTCCTGGTGAAATCCGTCGTCCGGAACGGCGCCTGCTTTCAGTTGCCAGGTGCGACCGTCTTCGGCGAGTTCGTAACGTGTGCACCATTCGAAATCAAGCACACCCTCAGCCGGCAGGTCGTTAAACACAGGAAAATCGGTGCGGATTGGCTTCATATAGTCATGACCGCGGCCAGTTTCGATACCAGCATCTTCCAGATCGACGTCGAGCTGCAGGTTAGCGCGGGATTCAGATTTCGCGGTGCGCCAGATAACGCCGTCAGGCTTGCCTGATTTTTGAGTGGCCTTTATCAGATTAAAAAATTCCATGTCGTAGCCTCGATTTTGGATGTTAGAATCCACGGGCCATTGATAGCGCCCATTGGGTGTTCTTTGGTTTTGGTAATTTCCGGTGTAACTTTGGTCGGTGGCACCGGACGTACAGCCCGCTTCGGCGGGTTTTACGTTAGGCCTCGTTGGCCATGGCGTCGTATTCGCCACAACGTTTCGAGCAATACGTTCGTTCGCGTGGTGCCAACTGCGTGCCGTGAATAATCAGGATGGTCATTTTTACTTCCTGGCCTTCCTCAATTGGTTTGCGGCAGTACGCACATTTCTTCTGCATTACTCCTCCTACATCTGCGCCGTGAATCCGGCAGGGTGCTCTTCCAGCAGTCCTTTAAGTGGGTAACACTCACCGTTTACGTCTTGCTCAGCTGCCGCGTTCTTACAGTCCTGCTCGCTGTCGTAAACCCCCAGTAAAACCTCCTGCGTACCACCAACAGTCATGCCGATGGAGAGCACCAGGGCGAACAGCGAACTCATGACGGGTCGCCTTTCTGTGCGAGCAGATAACACATCCGGCGGATGAACGCGGTCACTGGGCCCAGTTTGACGGCCTGCTGACGAGCGGGTTTGCGTGCGAAATCAATCATTGAAATAACTCCATAGTTCGATGGCTAGCACCGTCCAGATTAAGAGCCCGATAAATGCCGAAATGATCAGGGCTTTGATGCCGTTCTTACTCATTTCAACCTCTGCCTTGTCGCCGGCCAGCGGAACGTTTATCACCTGACAACAATGCGTCTGTTGTCGATGAGGTGAAAATACAACGAATAGTTTCATTAGTCAATGAATTGAAACTAAAATTATAAAATGAAGGCAAAAGAAAAGCCGAGCAATGTCGGCTTTAGGGGATTTGGTGGGCTTAATCTTGGATGTTTTTTATGAGGTCGTTCACATCATCTCTTAAAGATTTCAGGTCTCTGAGTACTCCCTTAGCATGGAGTATTAGCCGCAATTTCTCTGCTTCAGGAAGTTGATTGAAAATTGAGAGAAGAACTTCCTCTGTTTCATCCAGTTTTCGGGGGATATCTAGCTGGGCATTAAGATCGGCATCATCTGAATCGGGAGCCATAAAAAACCAATGTTCTGGCTTTCCTGTCGCATCAGATAAGGCCTTAAGCTTTTCGCCTCTTGGGGCAGATGTACCTTTTGCCCACTTCTGAACCGCCTGCGGCGTGATATTTACGCGACGGGCTAAATCGGAAAGATTCCAACCTAAATCAGCAACCGCTTGGTTGAGCCTGTAGGCAAAAATTTTATGGGTCTTAGTATTCATAAAATTCATTTTACAACCCCAAGTTTCAGAAGTAACTGAAACAATTTGATGTAATCATGTTGAAACTTTCTGTTTCAGTCTGTATTCTTCTTCCTAACACTAGGGGGGAGAAATGAATCAACAACTCAAAGAGAAAGTTAAATCAATTACCACACAGACAGCACTAGGTGAGGCCATGGGGATTTCTTCACAAGCCATAAGTCGATGGATGAATTCAGGAAAAGTCCCGACCTCGAGGGTTAGAGCTCTTTGCCAGTTTTTAAACTGGGAAGTGACACCTCATGAAATCGACCCTGAGGCTTACCCAAACCCCACCGACGGCTTACCGAAACAGGAAAACTGACCATGCAAACACTTTCCTTTCAACAAAGTACCGGATTCAACGCCGGCGCTCTGATAAAGCGAAATCAGCCGAGAGCGGCTGAGCATGACAACATTCGCTCTGTCGTCCGCGCCTGGGCGTCGGTTGCGGGTCAGGATGTTGTCTCCGCATACATCATTGAAGAATGGCGCCAGCAGGGCGGCGAGGGTGTCGATTTTCCTGAAGACCTCAGCCGGGCGCGGCAGAAGCTCTTTCGCTATCTGGATAACCCGGCCGAATCGGAAAAGTACCGCGAGCATGTGCGCCAGCTGACACCTGCCATTCTGGCCGTTCTTCCTCTCGAATATCGTCACCGCCTTCTACCCGAAGACAATTTCATGTCTCGTCTGGCTCGTCTGGAGAAAGAGACCAGCGAAGCAAAGGTGGCTGTTGCTATGGGCGCTCCGCGCCATCAAAAACTGAAGGAGCTGAGCGAGGGAATTGTCGAGATGTTCCGGATTGATCCGGAGTTGACGGCGCCACTGATGGCCATTGTGACTTCGATGCTCGGTGCGATGTAAGAGGGGAGCCATGAACCATATCGAATTCATTGAGAAGAACGTCCGCGAAGAACTGCTTCGGCAGGGATTCACGCAGGCAGTGGCTCAGGGGGGGGCATACCAGGCGGTCGATATGTACAAGCGTATGTCACAGGCAAGCCGTAAAGGGGGGATGTTTGACGATGTTATGCGATACGCAAAGTTATGGGCAGAGAAACAAACCAGCACAGCTGAACGTCGCGAAGCTAAGCGGGCGGTGCGAAAGGGAAGTAATCAGGCAGGGTTGTTCTGAAAGGGTGAAGACCGTTGTGCTCGAACACAGCCGGTCTTCGAGTGAATCAATTTGGGCAATTCACGGGATTAAGTATGTCAAATACCGCTGAAGTTATCAATTTTCCAATCAATACCGAACTAACGGGAGGTCGCATGGCCGACCTGTCCAATGGCTACACCAGAATCGCCAATGAGATACAAAAACTCAAGCCGCGGCTTCGCATGTCCGGCCGAGAGTGGCAGTGCCTTGAGGCGGTGATCTGGCTTACCTACGGCTGGAACAAGAAAAGTGACCGTGTAACAAACACGGTAATTTCTGAGTTAACAGGACTGAGTGACTCGCACGTTTCTGATGCAATTAAGCTCCTCGCTGCGCGGGAAATAATCTTCAGTCATAAGCATGGAGTGATGAAAACTGTCGGGATAAATACTGAGCTATCTGCCTGGATTTTAGACAAACCGAAAACGGGAAAACTCTTCCCGAAAACGGGAATTTCCTTCCCGGAATCGGAAAAAACCTTCCCGGAAACGGTAGACACCCAAGACTATAACAAAAACAATATTAAAAGATCTTCGTCTCGGAATTCTGAAGAATCCCGAAACGAGAAAACTCAAAAATTTCTCTCTCGCCATCCTGAAGCTGCGGGCGGAATTTACACCCCCGCTGGAAAGTCATGGGGAACTGCTGACGACCTGAAGGCCGCTCGCTGGATTTTCGACAAGGTCACCACTGTCAACGCCTCCCTGTCAGAACCTAACTGGGTTGAGTGGGCAAACACCATCCGCCTGATGCGCCTGCAGGACAATCGCAGTCACTACGAAATCTGCGAGTTGTTCAAATGGGCCAACGAAGACGAATTCTGGAAGGAAAATATCCTCAGCCCATCAAGCCTTCGCAAGAAGTGGGATCAGCTCGCGACCAAACGTCTTCGTAGACCAGGTCCATCAAAAGCCAAATCCGGTGCCAGTGCGCTGGACAATACCGACTGGATCGATGGGGTACTCGAATGAAATCTATCGCTGAAAGTATGCATAACTTCGATCGGAAGAACTTCCAACGCATCGCCGCCGGAATGCCAGAACAGCAGGATGCGCAGAGCTTTGCACATCAGGCGACAAAAACGGCTGAGGTATTCAACGAACTGTTTCGGCAGTTGCTCGCGGTGTTCCCTGCACTAGCCAGTAAATCCCCGGAAGACTTCAACGAAATGCGTCGGCAGTGGCTCCTTGCGTTCAAAGAAAACGGGATCACCACGGTCGAGCAAATCAACGCCGGGATGCGTGTAGCCCGCAAACAGGAAAAACCCTTCATGCCGTCGCCTGGACAGTTCGTCGCATGGTGCCGTTCTGAGCAAGCCATCGCGGCAGGGCTACCCGATGTCGGCCAACTGGTGGAAATGGTTTATCGCTATTGCCGAACTCGAGGCCAGTATCCCGACGCAGAATCTTACCCGTGGGAAAACAACGCGCATTACTGGATGGTCACTGGGTTGTATACCGACATGCGAGCAAATTCGCTCAGTGATGCTGAGTTGCGTCGGAAAGCTTCGGATGAACTCTCCCGCATGGTACGCCGTCTGAACGCAGGTGAGGTTATTCCGGAACCAGTGAAGCGGATCCCCTTACTCGGTGGGAAACCGCTAACCAATGAGCAGGGGCTTAATAAAATTGCGGAAATTAGCGCGAAATTTGGTTTGGGAAGAGGGCGCAACCATGGCTAGAGCTTTGTCAGTTGCAGAGCGCCGGGAGTACGTCCGTGCGGTTATTAGGATCACCAGACATCAGGGGCGTCTGACAGCCAACGACGCAATGAGAAAACTGGGTTTGTGCCGTAGCACTGTCCAGAAATACTTCCTCGATGCGGAAGCTACCGGCGAAGTAGTTCGCCACGGTCGGCTGGGCTTATTCCGCGATCAGCGCGCAATCATCGATTTTGACATGAAGCGGTTTGGCCTAGTGCCAAAAACGGCTGTTGGTATGAACTACAGCCTGCTGGGCAGTCCTGTATTTCAGCGTGTTCTGGATGTGCAGGAAGCTATCTGCGCAAGTAGGCCGACAACTGCGCGCGGGGAGGCCTTATGACTATCGAGAAAACTCATATCGGTATTGTGATTACCAAAGACGGACCGAAACGTAAAAAGCTGCACGCGACGGAAAGTATGTGGGTGGTGGGAAAAAACGAGTTTTACCACAAAGATACCGGGCGCCGGCACTTTGCCGAGAATACGCGCCGTCGGCTTTTGCTGGAAACGATTGAGAAAATCGGGAGCAAATTATGAGTGAAGTCACAGTGAAGTTGACGAACAAAGCGATCGCAATCATTGCGGACTACATCCAACGCGCCAGTAAGAACGAGCAGCTGCAGGACGCAAAGAATCGTCTGGATAAAAAAATAGCGATGCTCTCTGAAGACGAAAACTGCGATCAGGAGCTGTTGATGGCTGCATTCGTACCAGCGATGACAAATCATACCCGTGATGGTTTTTTTGAAGCTATTGCGGTTGCTTTGGAAGGAGCGCAGGCATGAACAAGGAAATGGAACCATCGCTGCAGTATGCCTGCAAACGCATTCTAGAGCTGGAGCAGCTGCTGCTGGTGGATGTACCAGAAACTGTATGGCCCGCTGAAGTAGCGATGGTCCTGTCAGAAGTAGAAAACGCCGGGGAACTCCCGGCGCATCACCAGCGCCGCCTGCAGCACCACATCAACCGGATGTGGCTGGAAAAAATGCCGGAAAGCGAGACGTTTCTCGCGGCGAGCGAACCCAACCCGATTGCTTCTGAACAGCTGGGGATAGTGTTCATGTCTATAAAACCTAAGGTTTGAACCACTATTGTGATATAAATTATGCCGCTGAGTCTTTTCCAACCGCAAGAAAAGGCTCTTGGTTTAATGCTGTGAAAGATGCCTCATTATTTAGCAGACGAATGAAATACAGTTTCTGCTTTTGAGATGATAATTCTATCAATCCGGCTTGGTTAATTATTATATTCCTCCCAAGAATCGGGAAGTTTTGAATTAATGTCTGAATGTTGGCTATGTTAATAGTTCCATTCTGTATTAGTGGACTGTTTGCTGTGGTAGCAAGTCTGCGCATGAAGTTTCTATTTCTATGCATGTCATTAAAAATGTCTGCAGGGTTCGGATGATTTGATACGTCCAGGATGTTCAGTGCTATTATATGAGGGGTTGCATTTGCCGCTAAATTGTTTATGACTTGTTCAAGGCCATATGCTCTTTCAAGTAAGTTGATGTTTAGTGCATAATACTTGTTGTTAAAGTAAAAGAAATCCACATTCCCATTTATGTCAATGCTGTCATGGGTGACCTCATCAAGGGTTCTACCATTCGCAGAAAAATATGACAATTTTGTTTTTTTATGTAGTGCGATTGGATATTTGTGTTGGTAAACAACAACTCCGTTACCTTGACCATCACAAAGATAATAAACTATTCCTTTAACGTTTGATAGATTTTGCTGGGCAAAGTCAAAGTCAGTTGGTGTATTATTAACTCCAAAGCTAAGCACGTCCGCCATCTTTGCTAGAGCAGGTGGAAGATGGTTTATTACTTGGTGATCATACTCATGCACCTGCTTATCTCTACTTAGCAGAGAAGAAACTAACGGCAAGGCGTTTTGTCCAGTGTTTGGGTCAACAACATCACGCTTAAGTGATCGACTGAAAGACTGTGTTAATTTCTGTTCTGCACCTGGTTCTAGAGCTACTCTGAAAATATCTAGTTGCCCTTGGTGTTCTGCAACAAAATAAGCTTCGCCGGAGAGTTGGGCTGAATTTAATATATTATCTATTGCTGTGAACATTTCATCCTCGATTATTGAGTAATTTTAGCAAGACATGTATTGTTATCTAGTTTGATGTATTTTATTATGCTGTTTTTATCAATTTCACCATGGCAAATGATTACAAATTCTTTGGTTCCTCTATCATTTATATTAGCTTTGAAAATTCTAAATCCAAGCAATGCTAACGATGGGTTAGAATAAAAGCGATTTGTTTTTACATAAATCATTCCTATAGCTACTATCATGATCAAAAGATTCAGCATGGTCCTCTTGCTGTTCACATCAGTAAATACCAAAGGCATAACATAGGTAGTTAAAAATTCAAGATGCTCATGACTTTCATTTCTAACATCAGAAACAGTGCACGCTACTGACCAACCAGAGTTAAAGGAAAATAATAAATATAGAAAAATTAAAACACCTGCAACTATCATTGCAAAGCTGGAAATAAAAACTATATTTTTTGGCGAGATACTTGAAATTAATATTTCTGTATCTTTGCTGTCCAGATATGTTGATATACTTACAAAAAGACTCTTGTCATATGACATTATAAAAAGTGATACAAATAATAGCCATAGTGACAATATATATAATGCATACTTTAAACCTGTTCTTTTTTTCATGGCTTACATCTCTTAGGTTAATATACATCTTAGCATCGCTAAAGTTGTACTTTTCGTGTAGTTACACACTGCGAACAACTCATTGGCAATCCACAGATACGTAAAGAGATGGATTGGGTTTGTAGCAAGATTGTTTCTGGCACGCTACCGCCACAGACGCATATCAGTGAGTCTGATGGTAGTTGAAACACAAGGTTGGCTTGATGATTTTACAACCTTTCAAACGTCAAAATCCAGCCCCAAAGCCCTTTACCACTCTCCAATTGGTACTGGTTTAATGTACAGTATTTTCTTTGGGGTTTAAACTCATACTTAGCTTACTCCACAGAAGATCAAGGGTGGCGCGTATTACTGTCGTACGTGTGGTTGGATAAAACAAAATTGGTGATGTGACACATTGCGGTAAGTTAAATTTTCCAAGGATAACTCTCCAACCTGAAAACAATATATGCGCGGATTCTCCTTGTAAATGCTGAAAATTTGGATGATAAACAATGGACTAGGATTCCAAAAAGTGCTCTTAAGAAGTTTACCATTTCCCTATGCAGATATACTGTATAAAAGCACAGAATTCCCAAAGAAGGCCGCCATGAAAGTTGAATTAACCATTGATCGCACAAAGAAACTTCCAGACGGAGCAATGTCAGCGATGCAAAAAGAACTACTAAAAAGATCCGGAATCAGTTCGAGGATTGCAGTCTGGTTGTTCGCCGTGCTGGTTCGGATGGTTTAAGCGTTTTTGGTGGGGCAAAGAAGCGAAGAAGACAAGCGGCTGAGCATGCCGATGTTCGCCGAGGTTGTGATGCGTTAGCAGGCCGGACACCTCCGGGATTGTTTGGTGAAGCGCGTCCGCTACTAAAGTGAAAACGTTGAGCTACTTTAAGCCGCGGGCCCGCGCTACATTGATATGGCAGAGCAGAACGCTAAGAAGTGATTAAACAAGGAGAAAATAATGGTTCAGGTCTTGCTTATAGGTGGTGATCACGACGGGAAGATAGAAGAGCATGAATACAAAAGGGATGGTGTAATTATTCATTACAATCCTATAGTTTTAAGCTCGCACTCACCGGAAACAGAGATGCGCAGCCCGTACAGATATACAATGGACGCGATGATTATTGATGGTCAATATTATGCTTATGCAAGTTGTAAAAGCATTGATGTCTCGGAGATTGAACCGTTAATAAAAACATCTTACCTTAAACCGATGTAATACCAGCAAACAAACGAACATAACCCGCCAAGTGCGGGTTTTTACAGCCTTTGCTCATTTTGATTCTATCCTCGGGAAGGACGATAATTACCTCTTCAGTCTATGCAACTGACACTAATGATCAGTGCCAAATGGGGACACATGGCGCACAAATCCTTCAAGCAATGTCTGTCACCGATGGTTCCCGTCACCGGCTATTTTTTGCATTCAGCATTTGGCCTCTGCGGAGGTGAAGTGTGAACTTCCCACAGGAAAGCATCAAACCCCATAACGGTAGCTTCTCGGCTCTTGATGAACACCTACAGCCATATCTGGCGAATGGCGATACCTACTGACTAATACTCAAGCCGCGGCGTTAAGTATGCGAAGGATAAGCAGGTAGCGCGCTGTGGTAACGCCGTCCCACCGCCGTTTGCTGAGGCTCTGGTGAGGGCTAACTTGCCGGAAATGTGTCAGGCGCTGGAGGCTGCATAATGGCGAAATATTCGGCAGAACGCAAAGCCGCGCAGGGGATGTTTAAGTGAAGGGGACTTACATTATTTACTGTCTTTTGTGAGGAGCCAAGTAATGGCAAGGACGCCAATTATTTGCACAACTAAGTAAAACGGCTCAACGGCAGAAGGGAAAACACTATTATCATCGAAGCCAACATTCCAGATAAAATGATAAGCAAACCCAAACTTAGTATCGCCATGAACCATTGATGTTGGCACCACTATAAACATGCACGCGATAAGGCAGCAGGCAATAACTCTTATTGTCTTCTTGTTCATGTGGTTGCCCATCAAGTGAGGAGAGTAGGTATGTCGAAGTGGAATATAGCAGCCAAATCAAAAGACGAACAGGACAAGGTTAACGTTGACCTGGCCGCGTCCGGCGTCGCCTATAAAGAGCGTATGAACATGCCGGTTGTCGCTGAGATGATCGCAAGAGAGCAGCCAGAACACCTTCGCGAGTATTTTATGGAGCGAGTGCGCTACTACCGCGAGCAGAGCATCCAGTTGCCTCGGGCATCCGATACGCGTTACATCGAGATGGCAGAGCAAAACCAAAAAAAGTAAATCCCGATAAATCAACCCGCTACGGCGGGTTTTTATTTAGCACACTAATTAAAAATTAACGTTTTGTGCTGTTAAGATATTGATAAAATCCCGGCGTCGGTGTACTGTTTATTTATACAGTATATCAACGGAAGCAAACGATGAAAGTTGAAATCACAATCGACCGTAAAAAGCCTTTGCCTGATGGCGCAGTCCCTGCTCTGGAAGTTGAACTGCTACGGCGTTTAAGTCAGAGCTATGAGGACTGTAAATTAACGATACGACGTGCAGGGGCCGACGGTCTCAGCGTTTTCGGTGGTATGGAAAGCGACAAAGAGACCATCGAAGATATTCTCCAGGAGACGTGGGAAAGCGCTGACGACTGGTTTTACTGATTCGCCTTTATGGTGGCGGGCATTTCCCAAAGTGTTTCCCTTTGAGGCTGCTACCGGACTTGATTGAGTGCGTCGGAATGTCGCTCAGGGGGTTATGTGACGGGTGATGTTGAGCCAAGTCCAGACGAGGATCTTAATGCGACAATTACGGATGGTGCGGGTCGCGAACTTATCTCGTTTAAGTTAGGAAAAAATGAAAGGTTTCTCATGTCATTCTTTGATGGAGATCTGATTTGCAGGAAACTGGCCAGGGATGAGCATCTTTGGTCGAAAGAGACAATGCTCGAAGTTATCAGGGAAATGGTTGCTAAGAATTGACTGCCTCCAACTGACTAAAGCATAATTAAATCGCTGGCCTGAACAACCAACCGCCTGACAGTAATGCGCCACCGGAGAAAACGATGGCGCAGCAACTACACCTAATAAAGCATTCTCAAGGTATCCTGATCCCTGCCACGCAGGAGACCAGCGATTTTCTGCAAACAAAATGCAGGCTCGGCGCCGTCCTGGAAGCCGACTACAAACTCGTCCGCAATCCGGCGTTTCATCGCCGCTACTTTGCTTTACTCAATCTCGGATTCGAATACTGGGAGCCTACTGGCGGGGCGATCTCATCCAATGAACGCAGACTGGTGACCGGATATGCAAAATACCTGGCAGCCTATGGCGGCAATGAATCAGCATTACTCGATGCCGCCGAGCAATACCTCGACCGGATAGCAGAGAAACGCGCAGGCAGCATCAGCATCTGTAAATCCTTTGATGCCTATCGTGCATGGGTAATCGTAGAAGCTGGCCACTATGACGCCATCCAGCTGCCGGACGGCACGCTGAAAAAACAACCCCGCAGCATTTCATTTTCCAGCATGGATGAATGCGAATTCCAGGAGTTATATAAGGCATCGCTCGATGTTCTCTGGCGCTGGATCCTTTCCCGTTCTTTTGGCAGCCAGATGGAAGTCGAGAACGCCGCAAACCAGCTCCTGAGCTTCGCGGGGTGATGCCGATGAAATATTCGTGGTTTCACCATAGCGACTGCACAACGCAGCAGGCCGATGATCTGATGGCGAAATATCGCCAACGTGGTATCAGGGTTGAACGCAGCCTCAATCAAGACTTCCTCACCTGGACCGTCAGCGCGCAGCTGGTGGAGGACAAAAATCCGCCGCGGCCAGACTCCCGCTGGCGCAACAGGATGTGGGGGTGATGATGTCCAAGAGACCCCAACGGCGCTGCAAAATCTGCCGGGCTAAGTTCACTCCTGCATTTGAAAATCATCGCTGGTGCTGTCCTGAGCACGGCGCAGCATATGCCATGCAGGAGCTGGAGAGGAAACGCGAGAAGCAGGCCCAGGCTAGAGAGAAGAAAGAGCGCGCAGTATGGCGCAAACGCAAAGCAGCTGTGAAGCCTCTCAGGCACTGGGAAGATATGACCCAGCGCGTCGTTAACGACTACATCCGCGAACGCGACCATGCTATTCCGTGCATCAGCTGCGGCACATTTGACACTGTTCAGTGGGAGGCTGGTCATTACCGTTCTCGCGGCAAAGCATCACACCTGCGTTACAACGAGGATAACATTCACAAACAGTGCCACAACTGCAACGTGCAGTTGTCAGGTAATCAGCAGCAGTACCGCATTGGCCTGGTAGAGAAAATCGGCGCTGAGCGCGTCGAGGCGCTCGAAAACAACAATATCCCTCACCGATACACCATCGAAGAACTGGAAGGCATCAGACGCCATTACAGTGCGCAACGCCGTGCGCTAATCAAGCAACGGGAGGCAGCATGAGCCATGACATGATCGAACTCATCCGCAGACGCTGGTGGAAACTCCGCCTTTTCCGTTGCCGCGGAACTGTCATGACCGATTATCGAATTTTGAAAAACTTTGTCCGTATTTATCAGTCTCTGGGAGAAAAAGCATGAACCTCGAAAATACAGTGAAATACCACTTCGCCAAGTCCACGATGGTCAGCGATTCTCCACGAGCGACGGCATCAGACTCATTAACCGGCACTGACATTATGGCAGCAATGGGGATGACGCAGGAACGTGCCGCTATGGGGTATAGCGCTTTCCTGGGCAAGATGGGCATAAGCAATAATGACCGGGAGCGGGCTATCGGACTATTGGCTGAGTACGCGCTTACAAAATGCGATAAAGTTGCAGCGTTGCGCAAGCTCTCGCCAATATTAAAACCTCAGATTATCCGGATTCTCGCAGAGTACGCCTTTGAGGATTACTCTCGCAGTGCTTCCAGTAAAAAAAACTGCGACTGCTGCAATGGATCTGGATTCACCGACGCAGTGGTATTCACCAACAAAGTAACGTATCCGGACGGTAAACCGCCGAAGTGGGTTAAAGTTACGAAGGGGATCTACCCATCATACTGGGAGGAGGTGAAGTCGGTCCGGGAGCAGGTTAGGGTGCTCTGCCAAAAGTGCCATGGAAAAGGGACCGTCAGTGCCGCCTGTAACGACTGCCACGGCCGGGGCCGGGTAGTGAACCAGGACGAGACGGAGAAGCAGGGCGTACCTGTCATGGGTAACTGCAAACGCTGCGGCGGTCGCGGGTATGAGCGAATCCTCTCTACTGCTGTGCACAGTGCCATTTGCCAGATAACTGATGCCATCACCATAGATACCTGGAAGAAGTCGGTTAAGCCGTTTTTCGACGTACTGATCACTAAATTCGATATAGAGGAGGCCTGGGCAGAGGCACAACTCAAACAAATAACGCGCTGAGATATTTACTTTTCCCGAATTCGTGTTAATTTGTTCTAACGATGGGCATTGTATGTTCACCGTTGAAGAAGAAATTTAAGAGCCTCGGCAAACGCCGGGGCTTTCTGCATTTAGGGCTCGCTTCGGCGGGCCTTTTCTATTTCAGGCTCACGGGAATCATCCTCGAAGTGCTTTGTTGATAAATCCAGCCCGTGAAGCCTGACTCTTTTCAAACACACACAGCACCCGCTAACAACGCGAGGTGAGAGTATGCATCGCATGGAAAAAATAACCACTGGTGCAGCCTATGGCGCTTCAGCCGGGAGCATCTTAAACGGCATGTTAAATGCTTACAGCCCCGAGCAGTGGAACGCTATCGGTGTACTGGTGGGCATTATCATTGCCGTTCTGACATACCTGACGAATCTTTATTTCAAAATCCGCGAGGATAACCGGCGAAACAGGAGTCGAGATGAATCCGACGCTCAGGAATAAACTGATTGGCACAATTGCTGGCGGTTCCGGTGCTATCGCAATCGCTTCTGTGATGCTGGGTAACGCTGATGGACTGGAAGGGCGCCGCTATTACGCATACCAAGACGTCGTTGGCATATGGACGGCGTGCGATGGTCACACTGGCTCCGACATTCGCCGGGGTCACCGGTACACCGATAAAGAATGTGACGCCCTGCTGAAAGCAGATCTGCGGAGGGTGGCAAACGCCATTGACCCACTCATCAAAGTCCGCATTCCTGATCCTACTCGTGCCGCACTTTACTCATTCACCTACAACGTTGGCTCTGGCGCATTCGCCAGTTCCACGCTGCTGAAGAAACTGAATACTGGAGACGTGCCAGGCGCGTGCAAAGAATTGCAACGCTGGACATACGCTGGCGGGAAGCAGTGGAAAGGCCTTATCTCAAGGCGCGAGATTGAGCGCGAAGTATGTCTCTGGGGGCAGAAATGAGAGCGGTATTACTGATAGCAATATTTCTTCTGTCGGCCTGCGACAGCGGCCCTGAGCCAGCAAAATCAACGATGGCTGTATCTTCTCAGCTCTCTTCTGATGCAGACCGCATCAAGGTAACCAAAATGTCAGAGTTCAGGGACACCCTGGCTTACGACAACTGGCGCGGCGTATACCTCATTCAGGACAAGCAAACTGGGAAGGAATACATCGGCATAAGCGGCATTGGCATTTCAGAGGTTGGGGCGCATACGCAACTCGTAGGCAAAGTACAGCAATCCGTAGGGGATGAGCGATGAACCGCCTAACCGCCATTATCAGCGCAGTGGTTATCTGCTTGATAGTCAGCTTTGGGTGGTTGGCTAATTACTACCACGACAACGCTACCCAGTTCAAAGAGCAGCGCGATAAAGCCACTGAAAAACTCAGCTTGGCTAACGCCACCATCACCGACATGCAGACCCGTCAGCGCGATGTCGCTGCGCTGGATGCCAAATACACGAAGGAACTAGCCGATGCGCAAAACACCATTAGCGATTTGCGTAGGGATGTCGATTCTGGCCAGCGCAGGTTGCAACTCAACGCAAAATGTCCCGCGAACGGAGCGACCGCAGCCGGCAGCGTGGGCGATGCTTCCGGCCCCCGACTTACTGACTCCGCTGAGCGGGATTATTGGAGTCTCCGAGCCGGAATCGCCACCATCACAGGGCAAGTGAGCTACCTGCAGGAATACATCCGCACGCAGTGCCTGAGGTGACCATGCTTCTACTCTTCATTCTCCTGTCGATATGGCTCTGTCAACTACCGGAGAGGCCGGACTGGCTAGCAGCCAGTCCATATATCTCTACGCTGGCCCACTCAACTGAGTATCCAGCACGCAGTAAGGGGCTGCGCTGAGATAAGAGCCGCTACAAGAATCGCCTCGCAATAGCGGGGCTTTTTACTAACCGAGGAGTTCCAATGACCGTACGTGCAAAATTTCAATGTAACAGCATCAATAAATCGCCGGATAATTCTACTGCTGTCGTCCACCTTATCGCGGTAACGACTGGCAGCACGGAGAACGAAACCTGGTCGAAGTATACCCCCAGCGGTCAACTTCAAATGGTCATCTCTAACCCTGCAGCAGCAGAACAGTTTGAGCAGGGTAAAGAGTATTTCATCGATATCATCCCGGCTGAGTAGGGCATTACAGAGCCACCTTGCGAGTTGGCTCGATAATGTTCTCCACAACGTATAGAGAGTGCCGGTTTAAATCTTGAAAGTGGACAGTAGTTTCGTTTACCTGAACTGAAGCCTAAGTGCCGATCAAGCTTCAGGAGAACAGTTAATCAGTTACTTAATAGGTTTACTTTCAGAGGGAAGGAAAATGTTTCCGCAGTAGGGACAGATTAACGTTACATCATTTTTTATTCTCGATAGTGTGTATGTTGACTGGCGAGAGCAGTGAGGGCAGGTGCTTTTTAAAGGTCTGAGTGTACGTATCTTGTCTTTGAGCGTCGACATGGAGTTTATCCTTAGTGAGTGATTGCTAACCATACACTATAGGACAGGGGATAGCTCACTTTATAACCTTCCTTGCCCTGTGGTTACTTGCTTTTTGTGCGAGGGATATGGCAACAAATGACTAAAGCTAATTTTGGAAGAGGAAAGGTTGTTACCGAGACCCTGGCGCGGTTTGATGCTAAGCAAAACGGCTGATGGCATTACAGCAGGCATTCACTGAGTGCCTGTGATAATGTTATTTCTCGTTCGGTAAAGGAGTAGAGAAATGTCACAAGAACAAGTCTGGGAGCAAACCGTTCACGCGGTACTCGGTGCCGTAATTGAACTTGGATATGATATTGACAAGATTTCCGTAAAAGCCAAACAAATCATGTTAGGCAATGAAGTTTATCGCTTTGTAGGTCATGGCGACCAAGAAGTGACCAGAACAATTCTTGCTATTGATCAAGTGGTGGATGAAATAAAGACAACATACGCCAACAAACATAAATGATCACTAGCTACCAAGCGACAGCATATAAAAAGCCACCTTTGGGTGGCTTTTTATATGGCTTTAACCACAGGAAATCATCATGGCAAAACCGGACTGGGGCGAGCTTCAGCAGCGGTTCCTGTCCGATCATGCCAAAACCGGCGTATCACCGAAGGATTGGTGTGAAGCGCAGGGACTGAACTACGCTACCGCCCGTCGATACATCAAAAAACCTTCTGCGCAAACTGCGCAAAAACCTGCGCAGGAGAAATTGCGCACTGCGCAAAAGGAAAAGTGCGCAGAAGAGCTGGTGGATAGCAAACTCAGTCCAAAGGTAAAGCGCTTTATTGCTGAATACCTCAAGGACCAGAACGCCACAGCAGCCGCTGAGCGCGCTGGATATAGCGACCCAAACTACGGGCGTCAGCTCCTAACGAATCCTAACGTTGCGCAGGCAATTGCACAGCAGCAGAAAGCGTCCATCGTGCGCACACTGGGCAGCGCAGATGAAGTGCTTGAGCAGATGTGGCGCCTGGCCACCTTCGATGCCAACCAGCTTTCACAATATCGCCGCGGGAGTTGCCGTTACTGCTGGGGCTTCGGTCACCAGTATCAATGGCGTGATGCTGTGGAGTACGAAGAGAAGCGACTCGAAGCGCTAGAGCACAAACGTCGCGAACCTCTCGATATTGGCGGCTACGGTTATGACCATACCAGAGCACCTAACCCGGAATGCCCTCGTTGCAATGGCGACGGCATTGGCCAGCCGTTCTTCGCTGATACGCGCAAACTGGCACCGGATGCTGCGCTTGCCTATTCCGGCGTGAAGCTCGGGAAAAATGGCGTAGAGATAACCGCCATCAGCCGCGAACGAATGTACGAGGCAGTGATGAAGCGCCTCGGCCTGGCTGACAGTGAATTTGCTCAGTGCCTGCAGCAAATTGAAATCGAGCGCCGGCAACTGGAAGTAGAGAAATTACGGAAAGAGCTCGCAGCTGATCCTGAAGATGACGAACCAACGCCGGTAGCGATCAATATCAACGTCGTGGATGCAAGAGTGAGGGAAGAGGATGGCGATAGCACCGACGCTTAACATCCCTCAGGCCCGATTCCTCGCAATGGAGCACAAATTTAAAGCCTACGTGGCCGGGTTTGGTTCCGGTAAGACGTGGGTCGGCTGCGGCGGTATCTGCAAGGGGATGTGGGAACACCCTAAAATCAACCAGGGCTACTTTGCCCCGACGTATCCGCAGATCCGCGACATCTTTTATCCCACTGTTGAAGAGGTGGCCTTTGACTGGGGGCTGAATGTCAAAATCAACGAGGGGAACAAAGAGGTTCACTTCTATGCCGGGCGACAGTATCGCGGAACAACGATCTGCCGCTCGATGGAAAAGCCACAAACCATCGTTGGTTTTAAAATCGGTAACGCGCTGATTGATGAGCTGGATGTGATGCCTGCCAAGAAGGCGCAGTTAGCCTGGCGAAAAATCATTGCCCGTATGCGTTACAACGTTCCCGGTCTGAGAAACGGAATAGACGTCACCACGACACCGGAAGGGTTTAAGTTCGTCTATCAGCAGTTCAAAAAAGCGGTACGCGATAAACCTTCGCTCTCAACGCTATATGGACTGGTTCAGGCCTCAACCTTCGACAACGAAAAGAACCTGCCGGCGGACTACATTCCATCCCTGATGGAGTCTTATCCGCCGGAGCTAATTAAAGCGTACCTGCGTGGCCTGTTCACCAACCTGACCAGCGGCACGATTTACCACCAGTTCGACCGCAAGTTGAATAACTGCAAAGAAGAAGAGCAGCCCGGCGAGCCGCTTTATATCGGTATGGATTTTAACGTGGGGAAAATGGCCGGCATTGTTCACGTTCTCCGCCTCGGGCTTCCCTGTGCAGTAACGGAAATCATCAAGGCTTATGACACCCCGGACATCATTCGCATCATCAAAGAGCGGTTCTGGCTGTATGACGGCCATGACTACCGAAAGGTGCGTGAAATCTACATTTACCCAGACGCTTCTGGCGATTCTCGGAAATCAGCTCATGCCAGCACTACGGATATCGCCCAGCTTAAGCAGGCCGGTTTCAACGTGATCGTGAACAATTCAAACCCGCCGGTAAAAGACCGTATCAATTCGATGAATGCCATGTTCTGTAACGGCAATGGCGAGCGTCGCTACAAAGTAAATGTGAAGCGGTGTCCGGTCTATACGGAATCGCTCGAACAGCAGGTATGGGGCGAGAACGGGGAGCCGGATAAATCGGCCGATAACGATCACCCCAACGATGCCGGCGGCTACTTCATCGTGAAACAGTTCCCGATCATCAAACCGACAGGCAAATCAACACCACTTCGGATGTAAAACCATGCCAGATATTTCAACACCCAATCTCGATTACAACGACATGATAGAGGCGTGGGATATCAACGATGCGTTGATGGGCGGCACGCTCGAAATGCGGCGCCAGGGGGCGACGTATCTCCCTAAGTGGCCTAACGAAGACCCTGACAGCTACAAAGAACGATTAGCGGTTGCAACCTTGCTCCCTGCCTATGAAGAAGCCATTAAACAGAATATTGGGCGGGTATTTGCTGAGCCCACGGTTCTGAGTGAAGACACGCCTGAAACAATACAGGAGTTGGCGCCTGATATTGATATGGAAGGAAACCGGATCGATGTCTGGGCACAGCAATTTTTCAGTATCGGATTCCAGTATGGTCTGGTGCATGCGCTGGTGGATTTCCCGAAGGTTGACCCGGAGGCAGTAAAAACAAAGGCCGACGAAAAAGCAGCAGGCTCCCGCCCATACGCCACGATGCTGAACCCCCGGCAGGTCATTGGCTGGAAGTCGAAAGTTGCCAAAGGGAAGGTGGTGCTGACCGACCTGCGTATTAAAGAGGTGATCGTTGTCGATGGCGAAGATTACGGGCAGACAAAGGTGGAGCAAATTCGCCATATCATGCCCCGCAAAGTCGAAATTTACCGCCGTAACAAGGGGGATAACGGCGAAAGTCAGTGGCAACTTCACGAGGAGTGGGAAACCAGCCGTGATGATATTCCCCTGGTGACGCTCTACACGAAGCGAACAGGATTTATGCGCGGCTCTCCGCCGTTGCTGAACCTGGCATTGCTGAACATCAAGCACTGGCAGAGCCAGAGCGAGCAAGACAACATCCTGCATGTCGCGCGTGTGCCGCTGCTGGTGGCTTACGGTCTGGCCGATAACGAAACGCTAACGATCGGCTCTTCTACTGCAACCCGCTTCGACGATCGCCAGCGCCAGGGGCTGGAGTATGTGGAACATACCGGCTCAGCCATTGAGGCCGGAAAGATCTCACTGGAAGACCTGGAAAACCAGATGCGTCAGGCCGGCGCAAAACTGTTACGCGCCGAAAACACCTCAACCAAATCCGTTGACCAGACCAACGAAGAGCGCATGCAGGAGAATTCGCCGCTGTATACGATGGCAAGTTCACTGGAGGATGCTCTCGATAACATCCTGCAAATCATGGCTGAATGGCTGGGTGAAAAAGAGGGCGGCAATGTTGATGTGCGCACCGAACTGGATGTTTCGGCGCAAACCTTTGACGCAACCGCGGCAACAGCCGTTCAGTCCTTACGCCAGGGGGGCGACATCCGCCAGGTTGATGCCGTGCGTGTTCTTCAGGCACTGAAATTTATCGACCCTGACGCAAACCCTGAAGAGGTGATCGACGAACTGAGGAATCAGCAGGTCACGCTGGCGAGCGGCCTGAATAATGCAGGCGGTGGAAATGGTAACGGCTAATGACCGGCTCAGTGATGAATCACTGGCGCATGCTATCTGGATAAGCCGATATAGCACCGGCGTTGCCAGTCGTATGATGAAATTACTGAACGACAGCGACGCTGAGTTAACTGCCCAGTTGCTGGTGGCCATGGATACCCTCGACGCAGATAGCTTTACTGTTTCTCGTCTGGAATCGCTGCTTGTCAGTGTCAGGGCGTTGAATCATGAGGCTGTACAGGCGATGTACGTCGGGTTATCTGCTGAATTGCAGGAGCTTGCGAAGCATGAGGCAGGATTTCAGCTAAGTCTCTTCCAGTTTGCGATCCCTGATGATGTGCTGGCGTTTCATCCGCTGGTGGGCATTTCCCCGGACGCTGTTTATGCCGCGGCAATGGCCCGGCCTTTTCAGGGGCGGTTACTGAGCGAGTGGGCCGGCAGCCTTGAAGCCGACCGCATGACGCGCATCACTAATACCGTGCGGCAGGGTTTCCTGCTGGGCGATACAACGGAACAGATTGCGCGTAAGGTTCGCGGCCATGCTAACCGCGGCTACCAGGACGGCGCGCTGCAAATGAGCCGGTCAAACGCCGGCAGTATTGCTAAAACAGCTGTAGGGCATCTGGCGGCAACTGCGCGCCAGAGTTTTGCGACGGCGAACGACGACATTCTGAAGGGCAAGCAGTGGCTATCCACTTTGGATAACCGGACATCAAAAGATTGCCGGATTCGTGACCGCCTCAAATACACCCTGGATGATAAACCCATCGGCCACAAAATCCCCTACCTGCAGGGGCCGGGGAAAATTCACTTTTGCTGTCGCAGCGTCGAAACGTACATCCTTAAATCGGCGGACGAGCTCGGTATTGCCGTAGGTCAAATATCAGATAGCTCCCGCGCCAGCATGGATGGTCAGGTGCCTGCGGATACCGATTATCAGGGCTGGTTCTCGCGACAATCATTCACGCGGCAGTCCCAGATTGTTGGCGTGACGCGCGCCAGGCTGATTCGTGATGGCGGCATGACTCCTGATGAGTTTTACAGCGACAAAGGCGAATGGTTGACGCTTGACCAGCTACGTAACCGTGACACACAAGCGTTTAAAGATGCCAGAATGTGATAGGGTAAATTCGTGGTGAATGTAGGATGCTGACCTGCGCGCCAAAGCGTCCCGTGAGAAACGGGCAAGCCGGAAACCAGATTCACTTCGGTGAATCCCTGCCGAACGTTTTATCGTTTGCCGTGGCAGCACCGGCCGCCACACTTATTCTGTCTCATTCAGGGGGCTATTAAGCATGAAGATTTTTTTAAGGGGCGGGCCAAGAGATGGTGAGTCCGTGCCCGCTCACACCGATGACTACGGTGTACCATTCGAACGAGTTCAATTCCCTCAGCCTGTTTCTGATGCATCCCCAATGTTTGACAATGGTTTTGATGCCTATGATCTCGAACAGGGTATCCTGGTATATACGCTCGAAAAGATAGTAATAGACGGAAAACTGCATCACTACGAATATCACTATCAAGGTCGCTAAGGCGGCCTTTTTTAATATCTGAAATTCACCACAGGCTGCCTCCGGGCGGCCTTTTTTTATTGCCGCAATCCGGATGGTGAGCGGTGCAACGGTCGGATGACCATGAAAAGGTACCAACATGAAACTGAAGACAGCAGAAGTAAACGGCAAGCAGTATGCAGAAATTGACGCGAGCGGCCTGCCCGTCTATGTCCACGACGACGGCCAGGAGGTCGGTTTTGATGCCGTCCAGGCGGTGGGGAAAATTTCAGCCCTGAATGGTGAGGCAAAATCTCATCGTGAAGCCAAAGAGGCTGCTGAAGCCAACCTGTCTAAATTTGCCAAAATCGGTGACCCAACTAAGGCTCTCGAAGCGCTCGACATGATGACTAAAATCGACCAGAAAAAGCTGATCGAAGCGGGCGCTGTTGACCAGGTGAAAGCTGATATCACCGCATCGTTCCAGACTCAGCTCGATGAAGCCACTCAGCGCGCGACTACCCTTGAAGGCCAGCTCTATCAGGAAATGATCGGCGGTCGGTTCTCTGGCTCGAAATTCATCGCAGATAAAGTGGCAATTCCGTCCGACATGCTCCAGGCCCGCTTTGGTCAATCGTTCAAAGTCGAAGATGGCAAAGTCGTTGCCTACGACGGTACAGGCAACAAAATTTATTCCCGCTCTAAGCCGGGTGAGTTGGCGGCCTTTGATGAGGCGCTGGAATTCCTGGTAGAGCAGTACCCGCAGAAAGACCACATCCTGAAGTCCAGCGGGAATCAGGGTGGTGGCTCTCGCCAGTCTCAACATGCACTCGGGCAGAAAACGATGAAACGCGATGCGTTCTCCAGTCTGAGCCCGGTGGAGCAGCAATCGACCCTCAAAGGCGGTATTACCGTCGTCGATTAATTCTTTTGCCAGTCGCCGGATGGCGGCTGGTGCCAGAGCTGGATAGCTCAACAGCCCTAAATCTTAATCTCCAAGGAAACCATGCACATGGCTAACACGCTTACCGGGTTGATCCCGACTATCTTTACGGCTCTGGATACCGTATCTCGCGAGCAGGTTGGTTTTATCCCGGCCGTATCGCGCAATGCCAAAGCTGATGCGGCGGCGAAAGACCAGACAGTAACCGCTCCTGTTGCGCCAGCGGCAACTACTGTCGATATTACGCCGGGAGCCACGGCGCCTAATGACGGCGACCAGACGATCGGCACCGTTGATGTCAAAATCACTAAATCCAAAATGGCTCCGGTCAAATGGAATGGTGAGGAACAACTGGCTCTGGGGCCTGCGGGTTCATACAACACCATCCTGGCGGATCAGTTCAAGCAGGCGTTCCGTGCGCTGGCAAATGAGATGGACGCGGATCTTGCAGCTCTGTACTTCGCTTCCTCCCGTGCTGTCGGTACGGCCGGTACAGCTCCGTTCGGGGTCGCCGGTGATTTGTCTGATGCGGCAAACGCGCGCCAGGTCTTGTCCGATAACGGCTCCCCGACTACGGATCTGCAAATGGTCCTCGGCTCATCGGCTATCGCTAACCTCCGCGGTAAACAGTCTGTCCTGTTCAAGGTGAACGAGTCCGGCACTGATGCGCTGCTGCGTGAAGGTATCGTGGGGCGTCTGGAAGGTTTCAACATCCACGAATCTGCCCATGTTAAGAAACGTGCTGCATCTCAGGCTGCCGGGTATCTGGTGAATGGTGCAAAAGCTGAAGGCGAAATCCTGATTGCGATTGATACCGGGACTGGTGCTTTTGGCGCCGGTGACATCGTGACGTTTGCCGGCGACAGCAACAAATACCTGGTTGCTGCCGCGACCGCCACGACCATCACCCTGGCAGCTCCGGGATTACGTCAGGCCCTGGCCGATAATGCCGCTATTACTGCTGGTGGTTCCTACACCGCAAATATGGCGTTTGACCGCAATGCGTTCCTGCTGGCGGCTCGTACCCCGGCGATGCCGCAGGGCGGGGATACTGCTGATGACGTAATGAACGTTACGGACCCGGTATCCGGTATCACTTACCAGGTTGCGCTCTACCGTCAGTACCGCCAGGTGCGTTACGAAGTTGGTCTGTCCTGGGGCGTTGCGGCAGTGAAAACTGAGCATTCTGTTTTGCTGCTTGGTTAACAATTATGGGGCTTCGGCCCCTTTTCTTTTTTCTGGGGTAATTATGGCTGGATTAACCAAAGAACAGCGCGCAGAACGCGCAGCAGAAAAGCTTGCGACCGCGCAGGTTGATACCAATACTCCTGCACCGCAGGCACCGCAGGCACCGCAGGCACCGCAGGCACCGCAGGCACCGCAGGCACCGCAGG